TAAGTGGTAATGATATAGATTTGTTATCATTAGATGTAGAAGGTTACGAATTAAATATTTTAAAAGGTATTAATTTGAATAAATATAGACCAACATATATGTTGATTGAAATATATAACAAAGACTATGATGATATAATTGAATTTCTAAAACTTCATGATTATCAATTACAATGTAATTTCACAAATTATAATAAATTTGATAATCCTAATTGGGATGGAACACACAATGATTATTTATTTAAGTGTTTATAGTATTATTTGTAGATTATATAAGATCTATTATTTTCTATTTTTATGTTGTAAATTTGCGTAAATAAGATGAAGAACATTTTAGATGATACTGATAAATGGAAGGGCTCATTGACACTAAAAACGAATATATCACGCATCTCTGTGATTTATTAGTTCCATATATAGCAAAATCGTTTTTGGCAATATATGACCAAACTGAAAACTTAAAAACATTTCAATCAACGTTAATCAAAATCAAAACTTGGAATGCTTCTTTAGTAGAAGAAGAATATAATGCTTTTCAAAAAAATATAAATTGCTCTTACCTTCATAAACTTGTTAAAGCAATCATTATGACTAGTATTAAAATAAAGTTATTTGAGCATAAACAGAATATTAAAAGAATTAAAATGAAAGTGCCTTCTGTTGAAACATTCTATCATAAATGCCTTCAACAATGCGCGTTAATTTTTTGGAAACATCCGTACCTTTTTTATATCAATTTGAAACCAATTGAGAGACAACACAATTTGAACCAAATAGAAGCTTATATCAATAAATGTATCAAAAAAACGTTAGTTAGTATTTTACCAATTAATGATATAATCGAACAGTTAGATGAAACTGTTAATAATCTAGTTGATGATGAAGAAGAAGATGATGAAGAAGAAGATGAAGAATACGATGATGAAGATGATGAAGAAGATTATGAAGAAGATGATGATGAAGATGATGATGAAGATGAAGAAGAAGTTATTGAAGAAGTTATTGAAGAAGATGATGATGAAGATGATGATGAAGATGATGATGATGAAGAAGATTATGAAGAAGATTATGAACAAGAAAAGCAAGAAGCAATTGGAGAAGAAAAACTACAAGTAATTGAAGAAGAAAAACTACAAGTAATTGGACAACAAAAGCAAGAAGCAATTGGAGAAGAAAAACTACAAGTAATTGAACAACAAAAACTACAAGTAATTGAACAACAAAAACAACAAGCAATTGAAGAAGAAAAACTACAAGTAATTGAACAACAAAAACAACAAGCAATTGAACAAGAAAAACTACAAGTAATTGAACAACAAAAACAAGAAGTAATTGAACAACAGAAACAAGAAGTAATTGAACAACAAAAACAAGAAGCAATTGAACAACAAAAACAAGAAGTAATTGAACAAGAAAAGCAAGAAGCAATTGAAGAAGAAAAACAACCAGTAATTGAACAAGAAAAGCAAGAAGTAATTGAAGAAGAAAAACAACCAGTAATTGAACAAGAAAAGCAAGAAGTAATTGAACCGGAAAAGCAAGAAGTAATTGAAGAAGAAAAACAAGAAGTAATGAAAAACATAAAGGAAATAACACTTAAAGACACCAAAGTTACTGATTCGTTCTTTTAAGTGCGTGAAAAATATAAAATATTAAATGAATTAGATGATAAAAAATGTATTATATATATGCATTAATAATATCTATAATTCTATTTACATTTTTGATGATGATTGAAAAGAAACAAGATAATGTATCGCCAAATTCGTCATTTGACTATGTAATAACATTTGTTGCTATCTATGGAGTAACATGTGTTCTCAGTTTTTTTATGACAGATGTATTTCCAACAATGCCACAACCAAAACTTATAAGGGAACAAAAAGAACGATATGACGAGATTGCAGAAAATGTTGACATCAACATGTTAAAAAGAATTCCCGAAAATATAAAAACTGGTATCGATCCACACGACGATAGCGATTAATCTGTCCAAATTTTGTTAAGGAAGTAAATTAATGACTTTTCAAATGGAACATATTCAGGCAAATAATCAATATTTACTTTTATTTGTTTTTTTACTCTATAACGTTTTATCAAATGTTCATTGAATTCATCTGTATCAATTTGTCCAAGTTGATTTTCCCAAGTTCTATCATCATAATTTGCGGAAAGTTTCATATGTGCTTTCTTGATTTTAATCAAAATGTTTAACAATTCTTTCAAGTTTTGAAGAAAATCAAAAGGATGTATATAATCACAAACAATCTGTTTTACTCCATCAACATGGTCAAATCCAATTTTCAAATAAGCATTTCTTGTTTTTTCAATATAATGAATAAGTTTTCTTGTATATTTTATATAATTTCTCAAAATGTTTTTCTGAATAATTAAATCGTAATTAATATCCATAGAACTGTCCAATTTATCAAAAAACACATTTTGTAAATAATCAATATTTGTTTTATATCTAATAGAATGAATTAGAAAAATGAATCTAGAGTAAATGTTATAATTGTAATTGTGCGAAAAAAATTGTTCCTTAGCAAAATTTACGGGCATAACATACAAAATATCATGTATGTTTTCATCATCTTGATTTATAAATTTTTTAATAACATGATGTCTTTCACTATTAGTAAAGAAATCTTTTAATGTGTCAGTATTATTTTCAATGATACATTGTTGAAGATAAAGAGTGTCAAACTTCTTATTGTTAAACATTATAGAAAACTGTTCAACCATTTTATACATTTATATTAGTAACCTATATACTATCATTTTTTGTCATAATCGATAGAAAAATTATCGAATGTAAATATGAAACATTTATTCTATTCTTCCAAAATACAAGCATTCTGACAAGAATGATCACCTTCATAATTATCACTATGATTTTGAAGATGATGTAAATTTTAAAAGTGTGGAAAAAAGATCATAAATGTTATGTCAGGGCCTTACTGAATAATATACTAATATTCTGTGTAATATGGTCAATTCTAGGATTATAAAAACAGAAATATGTTTTCATGGATAAAACAATCAACTTGAAAATTTGTTTGTGTTATATTATCCTAACATATATATGGTATAAAAAATAAATAAGAATAATAAACAATGAAGTTAGAACTTAAGAAATTCGACCCCAACTCAATAAAAGATGATAGTACAATAGTGTTAATTGGAAAAAGAAATACGGGAAAATCATATTGTATGAAAGATATTTTAAGTCATCATAAGAATATACCTATAGGTATGACAATAAGTCCAACTGAAATAGCAAATAAGTATTTTGAAAATTTCATTCCAAAAATGTTGATCCATGAGAGTTATACCCCAGAAATCATTCAGAAATTCATGGATAGACAAATTAAGATTTGCAAAAAAGTAAACAAAGAGAAAGAAAGAAGTGGGTATAGTTCAATTGACCCAAGAGCATTTTTAATCTTGGATGATTGCTTATATGATAATACTTGGACAAAGGATATCAATATCAAAAGTTGTTTTATGAATGGACGCCATTATAAGATATTTTTCTTGATAACTATGCAGTTTCCGCTAGGTATTCCTCCACATTTACGAGCAAACATCGACTATATCTTTATATTTCGTGATAATATGATAAGAAATAAACAAAAGCTTTATGAACACTATGCAGGAATGTTTCCAAATTTTGATGTGTTCCGAACAGTGATGGATTCATGTACAGAAAATTACGAATGTTTAGTAATTAATAACAAAGTTCAAAGTAATAAGATAGAAGACCAAGTATTTTGGTATAAGGCGAAAGAAAGTGATTTTAAGATGTGTAGAGATGATTTATGGGATTTACAGGCAATTCAAGATCAAAAATCCGCAATAGCGGATGATGATGAAGAATATGAAGAGCAATATGACCCAAATTTGCTGATAAAACAAAAAACCAAAATCACAGTTAAAAAGAAAGATTGTTATTGAATAAGTTAATTTTTAGTATCAACATTTGAAGAAATTTCTTCAAATGTTTTTGCGGATGACACAGAGACTTGCGTCCTTTCATTAAATAGTTCATCTTTGCTTTCTTTGTTTTTCTTGTAATTCATCATAAGAGTATTAAGTTGAGTTTCACTCCAATTTTGGTCATCAATATCATTTGGATTTGGTGACCACGGGCACCAACAACCAACTTGACCAATCATAATATTAAAATTTGGGTCAATTTTCTTTAACACATTACAACGTTTTTTGGCTTCATCCATTGTATCATAAACACCGCGAACTTTCAACCCTCTAACCGTTGTCTTAAAATTTTGTTTCGCATGAAATTCCTTTTCAATTTCTTCTTCATTCTTATTTTTAAAGAAATTCAATTGTTCATTCATGTCTTCAAATTTGAATAAATGAGAATGATTATCTTTTACGGCATCAAAAACTGTTTTATCATCCGGATATTTTTCAATTAAAGTATTAAACATATTATTCATATCTTGACTAAAACTTTCAAGAAATTTATGAAAATAGAACGCATCTTTTTCTTTTAAAATATCTTCAGGAGAAATGAATGAAACACAATAAAAGTTTTGGTTTCGAATTGAGGGGTCTTCTTCAAGAAAATCTTTTTTTTGAACAGGGATAAGTTCTTGTTCCATTTTAACTTATCAATAAAATTATTTGTTTATATCTTGAATAAAAATATTTTTCTGTTTAATATATAAAATGGAATACAAGATTGACTATAACGAACTAAGCATACGGGTAGTAAAACTACTATTTGAAGGTGCTGCTGTAGGTCTCGTAGCATTAATATTACCCGGAAAAAACAAGCTATCTCTAACCGAAGTCTTCGCGATTGCTCTCACTGCAGCGTGTGTTCTTGCCATACTTGACTTACTTGCTCCGGCCCTTTCCGATGGAGCCAGACAAGGAATTGGAATGGGAAGCGGTTTCCGAATGGTGGGTTTCCCAATGGTATGATTAATTTATAAACTTGAGATAACAGGATAGCCAAGATCTTTACAAATTTGTTTCCAAATCCAATCTTGGTTCGCAACTTTACTTCTGCTTTTGAGTAAAGGAAAAAACTTCAAATACTCGTAATGTCCAAGAATTTCGCAAAATTTGTATAGAACATAGCTATATGATAAAAAGTTTTTACGTTCTTTAGGACAATACTTCAAAAATGGACCTTGGATATCTTTAAACATCTGACAAAGTTTTTCTTCTAATTCAGTTGAAAATTGAGGAGTGGGAACACCATTAATTCGATTAATTATATAATTAATATGTTCATAATATTTATTTATTTTTAGTTTTTTCAAAATACATCTCATTGTTTTATAACTCAGAGTTTTTGTATCGGTTATTTTTTCCTTTTTGAGTTCATTAAGAATTTTCTCAAAAACTTCATCTGGTATATCTGTACTTTCTTTACCTTGAACTTGATTGCACCATTCTCTAAAATGGTTTATTCTTTTATAACTAAAATGTTGATTTTCTTTGCTTTTATGTTTAAGTAAAGGACGATTTTGTTCAATCAATAAGACTTCTTGATTTCCGCAATTATTGCAAATTATTAGCGCATCTGTTAATAATGGTATAATCTCTTTACCACAAATTTCGCAGACATCATCAACAACAACACCGTCGCTATGAAATGTGTATTGATTATTTGTAAGGGATAAATATTCATTTATCAAAGTTGTTTTATCAATAGATGGTTGTTCAACTTTTTCTTCTTCAATATCGGTTTCGCAAAATAAATCTTTTAAAATTTTGTTTTTTTTTAAATTCATATTACTCTTCTTCGCAGAATGAGATGATTGTTCTTCAATCATGTTATAGTAATCAAACATAATAGTACCGGTTTTTTCGTAATAGTCAATTTCATCATTATCATTCAATTTCCCTAATGTTGATTTTAATTGAATGATTTGATTTTTTAATGAAATATTACTAATACATATTTGATTAATATTACTTACATCATTTGAGATACTGATTTCTTGCAAGTTACTTTCATATTGTTGGTTAATAACATGTAAGTTTGATTCGGTTATTCGAATATCCTCGTCTATTGTATTAAAATTCTCGATCGCTTTGCTATGTAAAGCATCAAGAGTTGATATCTCCTTCTTATTATCTACAACGTGTATCCTTTTTTTTGATGATTTTTCTTTAAACATCATTTTACTATAATAGAATAGTGCTGCTTCTTATATTTATTTTCTTCAATATAAATAAAACAAATATGGGAGGGGGTCTTCTTCAATTAGTTGCTTACGGCGCTCAAGATGTTTACCTTACCGGTAACCCACAAATTACTTTCTTCAAAGTAGTATATCGCCGTCATACTAACTTTTCAATGGAAGCCATTCAACAAACTTTTAACGGAAATGTTGGCTTTGATAAAACGGTAACCGCTCAAATTTCAAGAAACGGTGATTTAGTCACAA